TCGTGGATCTGGCTTTGATCCGTTTCCGTGGGCTGTGTCCTGTGCGAGCGTGCGAGTGCCTTGTTGCGTTGATAGTTCATTTGCCACCTCTGGTCATGCGGATGATTTGAAGGATGTCTTTCATCATGTTGGCGGCTTTTCCGCCGCCCCCGAATTCGCTGCTGAACCAGCGCGCAGATACCTGCGCTTCGGGTATTGCCAGTTCGTCCAGGTTCATCTTCACCCTGGCCGAGTTTGTGGCTTGTTCAGTGCTTCTCACTCGAGCGTCTTGTTCTCGGATCATGCCGGGCAGCATTTCTTCGATCTGCCGGCGTTGTGCGTCGGTGAGGTCGTACTTCGCAAGTTCGTTCATCACTTGCTGTTGTGTGTACCGGTAGTTCTCTCGGTACTGGTCTTCGCTGTATCGCGCGGCGGATTCCGCGCTTGTGGCTTCAGCGTTGGCCTTTCTGGTCTGAGCGTGCGTGAGATCGATGTTTGCACGCCCTTGCTCAATTGCTTGAGCTTGCGCAGCCACCGAGCCTGCAGAGTTGACAGCTCGTGCGGCTGCATCTTCAGGTTGTACGGTGGCTGCACTGTTGCCAGGTGTCGAAGCTCCGCCGGTGATATGCGCAAGCATCGGGTTGAGTCCCGCCGCTTGAAGGTCATTGACCGCTCTCTGGTATGCGGTGTTGGACATGCGTTCCATCCATTCGCGGTTTTCCTTGTTGAGCGCGATGTTCTGTTGGTTTGCCGTGTGTTGGCTGTAGAGGCCCATCAGGCCGCCTCCGATGGCCCCGAGTACGGCGGCCATTACAGCTTGTCGATGCCCGGCACACTGTATGCCGGCATTAGTCGGGCGACGTTCGAGTCATGAACAATGTCCATGATGATTTGCGCGCTCCATTGCGCGCTAGGTGCTGTTGCGAGCGATCGCGCGAGCGTTTCCTTCGTCTTGTCGAGGATGAATTCCTCGTTCAGTGCGGGTTCGTCCGCGAACTCTTCCGCGTAGTGCCACCAGTCCAGGGGCTGTGCAGCTGTGCTTCTGAGTACGCCGGTGATCTCGTTCGGCGTGTAGCGGTATTCCGCTCCCTGCTCCTGGTATCCCCATACCGGGTTCGCCGGCGCGAGAGTGACCGGCAGGAATATTTCCGGTGTGTATACCGCCTGCTCTCCCAGCGTTGCAAACAGTGGGTCGTAGAAGTCCAGGCGTGTTCTCCTGGCTAGGAAGTGGCGACGCATGCCTTGCTGATATGTTGGCGTCGCTCGTGCCCATGCTACTCCGATGATGTAACCGTGTTCGGTTGCGGCGTAGTTGAAGGTTCGCTTATTGCTGCTTGCATGCATCTCCGCACCCAGGTTGCCAACAGCGCTCTCTGTGTTCGCCGGTTCTGCGTCGTAGGCGGCAGTCTGAGCAATCGGGTTAACGGTGATAGGGATCTTGCTCCCGCCGAGGTATTCAGGACGATTGAGTCTGTAGTCTGGCGAGCGCACGCCCCAGTGCGCGAGCAGGTTTTCGACATACCGGCTTCCTCCTCGAGCATCGCGCTCGAGTAATTGTTGTGTGACCGCCGCGAGGCGGATTGCGTTGATCGTTACTGCTGTGGCCGCGGCCAGGTCTGCCACGGCTCCGAGCTTTGGGTCTGCCCATAGTGCTGGTGCGTTCGCTGTTGCGTTCGGTACTTGCCAGCTGTTGTTCGTGCTTCCCACCGTGAAGATCATTGATTTGTCGGGCCCGCCGACTCCATCGTTGAACAGCGGGGAGAGGTCTCCGGTGGGGAATATTTCGACCGGTGCGGTCGTTCCCAGGGAGAGGGCCACTGCTGGCCCTTTCTGCGCGAACGGCAGTGATGCCGTGAAGTAGTCGTGTACCTTGCACACGCGCAGTGGCATTTGGTTCCAGCTCACAGCGGCTTCTATCTGCTGTATGGAGTTGGTGATGTGTCTCTCATCGTATGCGGCTGGCCATGTCCATGCCTCGATGAGGTTTTGGTCTCGGAACCATTCGTTGTAGATCATGAAGTAGCCCCATATCGGTAGGGCGTTGAACTCGTATTGCAGGGCCGGAGGCCCCACATAGTCTGCGAATGTTCCGGTGGGCAGTCCGAAGTGGTCGAGGACGCTGCCCACTTGCACTACTCGTGCTCCGCCGCCGTTCGTCGGTGGCGTCAGTGTTGGCATCGTGATGTCTTGCGTTCCTGTGATCAGTGATTCCCACTGGTTCACGTCTGTTCCGCCACCGCCTGGGTTGTTGTTGGCGGTGATGCGGTTTGGAAGGAAGAAGTACGCCGTCTCCAGGTAGAGGTCGTCGACGACCGGTGCTATCGGCGTGGCGAGTCTCGCCATGATGCCTTCCCTGTGCTTCCAGGTGTCTCCTGGAAGCACTTCTTCACACATGATCGGTATCAGGTCCGATGCATCGAATGCTTGCTTGCGTGTCTGCTTCATGCGGAACACGCTGCGTGGAACGTCTACGCTCGGGATTACCGCGAAGTTGTGTTGCTGTGCTGTCTTGTTTCTGAACATTTCTTATCTCCTGTGATTGCTGTCTTTTCCGTGGTTTGGTTATCCACGGGATGTACACATGTCCTCATGTGTACATCCGGTGGGTAACCCATTCTTGCGTCTGACGAGCGCCCCATGGCGCACGTCGTCAGACGCTCTTACTCTTATTCTTCGCGCGTGCGCGCGCGATCTCCGCGCGTGCGTGCGCGTTCTTAGGTCTGTCTTTCGCTTTCTCTATTCTTTGCTCTTTGATCATTTCAAGCGCTAGCTTGCTTCTTTTCTCTAGCCATCGGTCGTAGTACTTGGGCGGCTTCTGTGGCCGCCCGTCGATCACTACCTGATCTTTTACGTAGACCTGGTTGCCGTAGCGCTCCAGCCATTCACTGGCGATGCCTTTACTCGCGTAAGCCCGAGGTTGTTCAAGGGCGACTAGTTCGCCCGTTTCTTCGTCAATTCTGACGTATTGCTGCTTCGCTCGAAGCTTCTTGGTTACGTAGCTCGCTGTATAGCGGGCGGTCTGTGTTGTGAGCGCTCCTACGCTCACGTGTCCTAGTCCCCACACTTCCTCCAGGAGCGGATGCGTCCATAGGAGTGTTGGGGTTTCTCGCAGGATTCTGCGCGAGCTGTCCGCGAATGCGTGGCCGAAAAGGCACGCATGATAGTGCGGACGAAGGCTCGCATCTCCATATTCTCCGACTGCGTAGAACCGCAGTTTTCCCAGGTGGTGTCGGAGTCTCTTCCAGAATCTTTGCATGTCTTTCTTGTACGCAAGGCTATTGAACTCCGGAAGGTGTTCGTCTGCGTATGTGAGCGTTATAAACGCGTTTTCTATGTGCAGTGAGGCTTCGTGCATGATCCTCACTGCCCACTGTCTTGCTTGTTCCTCCCTGCATAGGATGCAGGTTCCGCACGGTAGTGCGGTTGTTATGTAGGCATTTCCGTCTTTCGGCGCTGCGACGCCGAAACGAACCGGCCCGCCGTTGGCGGGCCGGTATGCCGTGATTGGCCTTTCGCAGGCCATTAGAGCCGGAAGCCTCCCCGCATGATTTGCTGGGGGCTGTTCACGGCTTTGTAGTTCCGCCGCGCGCTGTTGAACTTGCGCGCGTGCTTCTTGTAGCTGATGTTTTTCCTACGCATACTCTTCTCCAAAAGTAAAGGGCCGCGAGAGGTATTTCTCGCGGCCCTATTTTGGCCCCTGGACCATCGCCGTACTAGATCTAGATGGTCCAGTTGACAGCGCGTGCCTTAGCAGTCGCTGTCTTAATCAGTCTTCCCGGTGGTGTGGATGGAGTTGATTGCCTCCGTCAGGTTCCTGACGTGGCGCCTGAGCGTTGCTGCTCGCGCCTGGTACCGGCTGCGGTACAGGGCGAGCTTCGGTACCCCCATCCCGAGGTGCGTGTCGAGGCGCTCCTGTGCTTTGGCCAGGAGCGCGCGGAGTCGCGGCTGGTGGGGATGTTCGCTCGTGCCGAACACCGTTTCGAACGAGGCTGGCGCAGTTGGTGATGATGGTTTGCTTGCCTTCGAGCTGGCCGGTCTCGACGTTGAAGCTCCCGAGCTCCCAGATTTCGAAGTGTTCCGGCGTTTGGCAGAAGTCATTTGTTCCTCCAGTGTTGATTGCGTTGGCGACCGCGGCGACGAAGTCGCTCTTCCGGTCGCTGAATACCGGGCGCTGGTAGTAGTCCAGCATTCTGTCCCGGATTGCGTACAGCATGATGTTCACTTCTTCTCCTCCTTGTTAGCCGGCTCCTTGGGTGGTTCCTTCGGTGCTTCCGGCGCCGGTGGATCCGGTGGCGTCAGTATACGCGCTAGTTCGCGTGCGTCAATGCTCATGAGCTGTTGCATGGTCATGTTCGCTAGTTCCTTCGGTAGCTTCTTCCGAAGCTTCTCCAGGTCCCTGGCCTGGGCCAGGAAGCCTCCCAGGCTTGACGGCAGTTGGCTGAAGTCCGCGTACAGCGGCTGCTTCCTTGCTCCTGGTGCCTGCCCGTGTACCAGGTATCGCTGCACGATGATGTTGCGGTCGGTCTCGTGGATCTGGCTTTGATCCGTTTCCGTGGGCTGTGTCCTGTGCGAGCGTGCGAGTGCCTTGTTGCGTTGATAGTTCATTTGCCACCTCTGGTCATGCGGATGATTTGAAGGATGTCTTT